AGCTGCAATGTCTTTATCAGGTAATGCTACTGGAACTAAAGTTACATCAATTGATTATATGTTTGCTGCGTCAGACAGATAGGGGTTATCATGGGCTTACAATTACAAGTAAAAACATTTAAACCAGCAGCAGCTAGTGCGACAAGTGTAGCAGCAGCTCAAACTTTAGGTGGTGCAGGAAATATGACCTTAACAAGCTCAACTGTTACAATTAGTGGCACAAATACTGTTGCCCTGATTACTTTAACTTCAACAGGTAATATATCTGGTGTAAATTTTACGATTACAGGCACAGATGCTAATGGCGACTCTCAAGAGGAAACAATAACTGGTCCTAATAATGCCACTGTTTCAAGCACTAAATATTTTGCGACAATTACACAAATTGCTGCAGATGGTGCGGTAGGCACTAATACTTCAGCAGGTAATTCTGCTGAAACTGCAGGTGTTATATTTGCAGGTGCTAATAGAGTTAAAGGAGCACAAATTACTACAGGTGGTACTATTGGTGACGTTTCTTTTGTTTTAGGTAGTCCAACAGGAGATGTTTTATTCTTCTACACAGTTGCAACTACTACTAAAGATTATATTGAGCCTTATATTCCTGACGATGGTATTTTGTTTAGAAAGAACTCAACTTTAGGTTCTTATATAAAAATGCCTAGCGGAACAGTAATTTCGGCTACAGTTTACTATGGATAGTTATTACGAAGATCTTGATTTGTTTGGTCTAAAAGAAGGAGGCATGCCTCCTCGCAATAAAAAAAATTTTAGACCTACTAAATCTGGAGCGGGAATGACTGAAGCTGGGGTGAAAGCGTACAGACGCAAAAACCCTGGCTCCAAGTTAAAAACAGCAGTAACTGGTAAGGTAAAGAAAGGAAGTAAAGCATCAAAACGTAGAAAATCGTTTTGTGCAAGAAGTGCAGGACAAGCAAAAATGCATAATATTAATTGTAAAAAAACGCCAAACAAAAGAATTTGTCAGGCGAGAAGGAGATGGAAATGTTAGAAAAGATCAAAATGTATAAAGATATGATAAAAGACTTGTATGTTACTAATAAAGACCTTATAGTGATTGTATTATGCGGTTTATTAGTGATATCCTGGATACTTTAGTAACCTTAATTTTATTCATAGGTTTTTTATTTTTCTTTTCAATATGGGGTGTTTGGGCAATAATTAGTTGGCCTATAGACAAGGTGCATAATGTATTTATCAAAAAACTTTACACTAACTGAATTAATTAAATCACAAACAGCGGTGCGTTTGGGTATTGACAACAATCCTAGCAGCCAACAAATATTTCATCTACAAAATTTGTGTGAGAATGTTTTACAAAAAATTAGAGACAGGTTTGAAAAACCTGTAATTGTAAGTTCAGGATTTAGGTCAATTGAACTTTGTCAAGCAATTGGAAGTTCATCAAAATCACAACATGCAAAAGGTCAAGCTGCGGATATTGAAGTGTTGAGTGTAGACAATAAAGTTTTAGCTGATTGGATAAAAAATAATCTTATTTATGACCAACTAATATTGGAATTTTATAAAGAATCTGATCCACAAAGCGGTTGGATTCATGTATCTTATATTAATGATAAACCAAGAAAAGAAGCTTTAAAAGCTTTTAAAGATAAAGGAAAGACGAGGTATTTTCCATGGTCATAGGTAGAAGTCAAATGAAACAACAAATTGAGAAGCCCCCACAAAAACGTAAGTATGCAAAGACTAGAAAGAAGAAAAGAAAGGTGTTAAGATAATGAAAGATGATATTATAAATGCTTTAGTAAAAGTTTATGAGGCTAATATTGAAAAGGCTAATGCAACTATAAAAATTTACTTAAATAGTTCTGTTGGCATAGGGGAACACCCTAACATAATAGACGAAATAGACAAACAAGTAGATATTGTGTCAACTAACGAACATAAAATTGATATTATAAAAACATTTAGAGATGCAGATAACTAAAAACATAATAAAATTTAACAATTTTCTTGTACGTATTCCAAAGGAAACTAAACGCATTTGGGATTTGTCTGAGAATAGATGGGGTTACAAATATGACAAAACTATGTCCTAGAGGCAAGGCCGCAGCCAAAAGAAAATTCAAGGTTTATCCTTCCGCATATGCAAATGCTTATGCATCAAAGATTTGTGCAGGTAAAATTAAAGACCCAAGTGGAACAAAAAGAAAAGATTTTAAAGGACCAAAGCCAACATCAGCAAAGGAGGGAATGATGACTGAAATTGAAAAAGAGAGAAAATCTAGGGACGATAAATTAAATAAAATTGAAAAAGAAAGAAAAGCTAGAAAAAATAGAATTAAACAAAGTAAAACACATCAATTTTATATAGATCCTCCTTATGCACAACATGATGGTTATGGTCCTGAAATTAAACCTGAAAATTCAAGAATAGGTAGACAACTGAAAGTAGGGAACTATAAACGTAAAGTTAAAGAAAAAGAAACTATAGATAAATTTAAAGGTAAGTTAAAAAATTTGTTTAAAAAAGATAAAGATATTGCTACTAACCAAGTTAAGCAGTTACTTAAATTTGGTAAAGAAACAGGTGGTAGATTATCAGTTAGTGATGTAGAAAAACTTATGGATGCTATGCCAAAATATAATGTTGGTGGTCACAGTGTTATGGGTTCACCAGTATCTGTTGATGTTGATGGTGATGTGTTAAGTAATCCTTCTGCGTCTGCTTATTACAAAGATTTGTTAAAGTAGGTTAACTATGAGTAGAGTGAAAACCAAAAAAAAAATTGACGCAAAGAAAAAAAAGAAAAAACAAATTCAAAAAGGTAGAGCCTTTCAAAAAGAGCTTCAGCAAGATCCTACTCACTTAGATAAAATAGTCAGTTTAGGAACTGCTCAAGACCCATATGAAATGGAAAGCACACAAGTTAATCCTTTTACAGGGGCGACAAAAAGGACATTTAGTAGTTTAAGAAAAAGAAATATAGTAAGAAAAAACCCTATCTCTACAACAATTTATGCTTTAGGTACTCCTGATGCTCAAGAGGCCTCTAAACTTCTTGACGCAGAGCAGTATAAAAAATATAGAGCGATTGATGATGATACACCTATTCGTAGAAAAAAAAGTATTGGTGGATTAGCTTTAAAAGGTTTTAAAAACAAAACACCTATTTACTAATATGGCAAAAAGTGGTCTAAAAAAATGGTTTTCTGAAAAGTGGGTAGATATTGGTGCACCCAAAAAAGGTGGTAAACATCAAAAGTGTGGACGAAAAAAAGCAGGTGGATCTAAACGAAAATATCCAAAATGTGTTCCTGCTTCAAAAGCAGCGAGAATGACAGAATCACAAAAACGAAGTGCGGTGAAAAGAAAAAGAGCAAAAGCTCAAGGAGTAGGTGGTAAACCTACAAATGTTAAAACCTTTGCAAGCAAGGGGATGTTGATAGAAACATACTATGAGGGTATACTTTAGTTATGAGTAAAAAATTCCCAGATTTAAATAAAGATGGCAAAATCACAAAAGCCGATGTTTTAATTGGTCGTGGTGTTATGCAAGCAAATGATGGAAAAATAATTGATTTGATGAGTAAAAAATTTGACAAAATACTTGATACAGGTTTTAAAACAGAAATTTTAAGAACCCAAGATGAGTTAAAAAAAGGTATTGACACATTTGCTGAGTCTAAAACACAAAAAAAAAGATATGGAAAAGATAAAGGTAAGAAGCCAAGATTTAGCGAAATAAGATTGACTGCTGGTAAAGAAGACTTAAAAAAAATAAAGACAAAAGATCTTCAAAAATTGGTTTCATCACCAAAAGACGCAGATACAATAAAAAAAATTAAAGCCACAGCGAACTTTGATTTTGGAAAATTAGGTGAACCTGTAAAGATTCCTAAAAAAGAAAACACTAAAATATTGAAAACAGTGAAAGACACTGTTAAGGACATAGATTTTTTACCACTAGAACGTAAAATAGTAGGTTCTATCCCTAGTTTTGCAAGTAAAGCATTAGGTTTGGCGGGTTACTTTGTGCCTTCACAAATGGGATCATCCGAACTTCAACAAATAGAAAGAAAAAAATATGGAGGCCCTGTGGGCGTGAAAATGGCAAAGGGTGGCTTTAAAAAGAAAACACCAATTTATTAGGATGAATTATGGCCACATCAGGAACAACTACATTTGATCTCGATATTGACGATATCATTCAAGAAGCATATGAGCGAACAGGTGCTCGCACTAACAGTGGGTATGATTTAAAATCTGCAAGAAGAAGTTTAAATATTCTTTTCAGCGAATGGGGAAACCGCGGAGTTCACTTGTGGAAAGTAGAACTAAAAGAACAATTACTGACAAACGGGACAGCGACTTACACAGCACCAACGAATGCGAATGATATTCTTGAAGCTTATGTAAGTACAACAACAGGCACAACTTCTTCAACAAACGATGTGTCGTTGACAAAGATTAGCAGAAGTGAATATGCGGCTTTACCTAATAAAGGTTCTACTGGACAACCTTCACAGTATTATATTGATAGACAAACAACACCAATAATAACGTTATATCAAACACCAGATGCATCTACTTACAAATATGTTAAATATTATTATTTAAAAAGAATTGAAGATGCAGGGGGTTATACGAATCAAGCTGATGTTGTGTTTAGATTTATACCTTGTATGGTAGCGGGTCTGGCATACTATCTGTCAATGAAGTATAATCCACAAGTAGTACAACAAAATAAATTAATTTATGAGGATGAGTTGTCAAGGGCTTTAAACGAAGATGGACAAAGGACATCTGTTTATATAACCCCTCAAACTTATTTCCCACAAGGAGTGTAATATGAAAGGCATGCGAATATTTAAAAGACAAGGTGGTGGCTATATGTCAGCGCTTGAACAATCTCGCCCTGAACTGTACAAAACAATCAAAGGGTATAGAGATAGATTAACATCTTCAGAACAAAAAACTTTTGATAAGCGTGCAGATATTCAATATAAAACAACTTTTAATATGCCTGAACAAATGCGACAGTCTTATTTTAAATCCATTGATAAACAATTTGCTAATCCCTCAGAGGAGCAATTTCAAAAAATAAGACAGGATTTGAAATCAGAAAAATTTACACCTACTCGTCAATATTATGATGAAAGTATGAGGGGCCCAACTAGAACAACAGGTTATTATAGAGATTTATCACCAGAAATAGCTGCTGCAGAAAAAGGATTAAAAGACCTAAAAATTACTGAACAAAAAACAGGAACACGAACACCTTATACTTTGCAGAGAAGTAGTGGAGCGGTGGGTATTGCAGGACGTACACCTCCTCCGCCATCTAAACCTGTTTATGAATTACCTAAAAATTACAATAGGCAATTTAGAACTTCTGCTGGACCTTATAATACAGGTGGAGGACAAACAGCTTATGGTTCAAATGCTTCTGGGCAAAACACCGGACCTTATGGCACATATCAACCTAGAGATTATTACGTACAGGGTGCTCCTGAAAAATACACTTACGATGTTACTCGTGCTCAAAAAGCAGGTGATGCAGAATATGATAAACAGTCGGCTGCTTTAAAAAGATTACGAACTCGTGATAGTTTTAAAAATATGCCACAGTTTACAGGTCAAGGTAATTTAACTACACAAAATGTATATCAACAATTAGGTATGGCAAAAAGTGGTGGTCTAAAAGAAGACATTCAAAAGATTAGAAATAAAAAACAACAATTTTCTAATGGTGGTCGTGCCTCTGTTCGTGGAACAAAGTTTAAAGGGGTATTCTAAATGCCCTATGCTCGTGGTAAATATGCAAAAGCAATTTCAGATCGTTCAGGGATGGCCTTTCCTTACAGAGAAATGGTTAGAGAATGGAATGGATCTTTTGTTCATAAGTCAGAATATGAAGGTAAACAACCTCAGATAAGAAAAAAACACATTACTGCGGATGCAATTGGACTTGCCAATGCTAGAAGTCAAAAATTTCAACAGCCTATACAACCTTTTATAAACGACTCAACCTCAGATCAAACTAAGACCGATTCTGGTGGAGGAGGTCAAGTTGTTGTAAATTTGACATTACCAGGTGATTTTGCCTTTAGAACTGAGGGTTCAGTATCTTTAACTTCAACTGAAGCCAACCCAACATATGGAAGTATGGTACCAGATGATGGTTCTGCTGAAAATAGAAAAAGACAGTTAACTGCTGAAGTTGGTAAAATTGTTGTTGATGCTCTTGCAGTAACAATATTAGCTGTTACTGTGGTAAGCACAGGTGATGGCAATAAATATTTCATTGATGGTGTAAGACAAGCAACCCCTAATTTTCTAAGAGGTAATACTTATAGGTTTTCACAACCAGAAAGTGCAAGTGCTCATCCCCTACGTATAAGTACAACAAGCGATGGTACACATAATTCTGGTTCTGCATATACAACGGGGGTAACAACAACATCAGAGTATACACAAATCACTGTAGCTAGTGACGCACCAAACACATTATATTATTATTGTAGTAATCATCCAGCAATGGGTGGTTCAATAAATGTTTCAGGATAGATTATGGCAATCACACATTCAAATTTTTTAACACAAGTAAGAAACTATACAGAGGTAGATAGTAATGTATTGTCAGACACTTTAATAGATCAATTTCTTAGAAATACAGAATTAGATATTGCAGGTAAAGTTGACTATGATGATTTAAGAAAATATGCAACAACCTCAACTATTGCTTCACAAAGATATTTAAGTATGCCCTCTGATCTAATTTATTTACGATCTGTTCAAATAACAAATTCTGGTGTAAGAGATTTTTTAGAAAAAAGAGATACCAGTTTTATATCTGAATTTAACCCATCAGAAACAGAAGCGGCACCAAAGTATTATGCAAATTGGGATGATCAAAACATTGTTTTGGCACCTACTCCAAATAGTGCCTATACGATTCAAATAAATTATATTATTGATCCTCCTCATTTTACATCAACAAACAATACATTTTTGTCAACATACCAAGATCAACTATTGTTGTATGGTGTATTAGCAGAATGTTTTTCTTATTTAAAAGGGCCTATGGATATGTACAAACTGTATTTAGACAAGTATAATGAAAGCACTCAGGGTTTTGCAATGCAACAAATGGGTAATAGAAGACGAGGGCAGTATGAAGAAGGTGTTCCTAGAATTCCCATTCAATCCCCCTCACCTTAAAATGGAGTAAATATG